CAACGTCGGCTTGCACTTGATGTGTCGCGACAGCTCGGCGAACAGCGCCTGATGGTTGATGCTGTAGAAGAACTTGCTGATGTCCATGCTCAGGTAGTAGCTCCAGCGCCTGGTTTTGAGGTATCGCTGCAGCTGCTCTGAGCAGGCGTGTGTCCCCCTGCCGATCAGGCAGGAGTAGCTGTGGGCGATCATCCGTTGCTGCAGCGGCACCCGCAGGGCGTTGCAGACGGCATGCTGCACTATCCGATCCTCCAGGTAGGGAGCTTGGATCAGCCGTGGTTTGGGATCACGGATCCAGAACTCGTAGTGAGGCCGAGGTGTGTAGCGACCTTCTAGGAGGCGACTCTCCAGTCTTGACAGGTTGACGGCCAGATTGCTCTCATAGCGGAGGATGTTCGGCTTGTGGCCTTTGCCACTCCTGACTTCCTTCCAAGCGTCATGCAGCGCGTCGTAATCGGCGATCTGCGGCCAGAGATTGCCGATCTTGTGGGGCATGGCGAGACGGTCGCATGGTGCTACTGGAATCGCCCTCCCCGTCTATTGAGAGCCCGAAGGCTCAAGGACAGCCTCCCTCCCTTCAACACGGCACGGCCAGTCCCCGTGAGGACTGACGCAGGGCGTGATTGTGTCGAAGTCGGACCGCACGAGCGCCATAGTTGTTGTTCGTGTTCGATGGCGTGTTGTTGAAGTTGCGGTAGAACACCCCGGAATTAGCCGTGTTGTTCCAGTTGCCACCGGAGTTCGGCAAGCATGTCAGGAGTCTGCCCTGAGTTCAGATCGTAGCCATCCACCCAACAGCCTCCCAACCTCATCCAGCTTCTTGCACGCAATCCGGTGCCGCCTCGGCTCGATGTGCTGCGCCTCTACCGCCAGGTTGAGCAACTGCCTCAGAAACTCATGCTGGACATTGAATCTTGTGAGATCGGTCTTCTTGTGCTGCTTCTTGTTGGCTGCGATCGCCAACTCCAGGCAGAGGTAGCCGATCTCGCGCATCTTGGCGCTGAGGACGTACTTTTCATAACGCGGCATGTTCCGCGTGAGCACATCCAGGTAGAGGCAGAGATCCTTGCAGCGTCGCTCAATGAGCCAGTAACGCTCCTGCCTGCGATCGAGGCCCAGGGCCGCCTCTGAGGGTGGTGTGGGCCCGTAGGAGGGATCGGACTGCTGTGGCGGGGGGAGGCCGGCTGCCGCCGGCCCAGCATGGCCGCTCACGCGGCCAGAAGGCGGACCGCACGAGCGCCAAAGCCGGTGAACGCGTTCGATGGCGTGTTGTTGAAGTAGCGGCAGAACACCCCGGAAATAGCCGTGTTGTCCCAGTTGCCACCGGAGAACGGCAAGCAGTCTGCGGTAAGACTGCGGTAAAAACCGTCTCCCCCAAAGATGTTCATCCCGGTGCTGCCTTGCGTGGCGGTTCCACCCAGCTCGCGCGGGATTCCGCATTCCGCCATTGCCTTGCGGGTGGCATTAGCTGCCCAGGTGCTGGTGGGATGGAAGGTGCCGCCGCTGTGCGGCTGCAGGTAGTAAAAGGCGTTGGCAGCGGTGTGCCAGATGCCATCGTCAGCAGCAGCCACGGATTCAGCTGCCAGGGAGATCAGCCCCGCCGCGGCCCGGATGTCGTTGTTGCTGCTGATCGAGCTCCAGGCCACTGACGCCGGGAGCAACCGGTAGCCAGCGGCTGTCATGCCCGTGGTCACCGATGTCAGGCCCGGAGTGATCGTGACCTGGTTGCCGTTGACATCCACGATCCCGGATGCCTGCCCGTTGTGGGTGGTGTGCTCCACCGCAGCCACACCGCTGATCCGCGCTGCACCGGTGAAGGCGCGGGCGCTCGTCCCAGCCCAACCGGAGGTGTGGCCGGTCAGATCGGTGCGAGCGAACTGCAGGCTGGTCTTGTTGACGTCTGCGCCTGAGTTGTTGTTGCCCTTGGGCGCATAGGGGGTCACGTCCATCCAGGCGGCCCGGCTGGTGGCACCTGTGATCGGCACACCGGAGCCATCCAGCAAGGCCTGAGCATGGGCCAGAGCCAGGTAGCCGATCTGGGTGTAGAGCCAGATGGGGCAGGGATGGAAATCGGCGCCACGGGTGCGGCAGAGGGCCCACACGCCGCCCAGGTTGTTGGCCGGCGTGGTGGCCGCCGAGTTCAGCGCCGTGCTGTTGCAGAGGCTGAACGGCGAATGGCTGGTGCCGCTCTGGGCGATGGCGCTCACCGGCCACTGCAGCGGCCTCGAGGCGAAGATGCCCCCGGTCAGTGGCGTGCCACCAGGGCCGTTGGTGTGGTTCGGTGCTCCACTGCCGTCCGGCAGGCAGTTGCTGCCTTGGTACTTGTCGATGAAAATCCCGACTAGGCCGGCACCGCCATCGGTAAATGGCCGGGCCAGCACCATGTTCCCGGTCTTGCTGGCGCTGATCACCACCTTGGTGCCGAAATCCGGGGCGTTGGTGTTCCCAGGCGCCTGGATGTCGATGAAGTGCGCCGGGATGAAGCACTGGATCGAGGCCGAGGGGAGGTGGATGTAGTTGCCGTAGTTGGCGCTCAGTCGGTCCTCGGTGCCCGGCAGGGGGGCCATGTCATCGGGCAGCAGTTCAGGGGGGCAACAGCCCACCCCGAAGCCCTGCAGGCCTGCCAGACCGATCGTGTACTTGAACTCATCCAGGTAGCCGTACCACTCGTTCTGGATGCCGTAGAGCCCGCTGGGGCCCACGATCCGTTCCTTGACGCGGAGCAATGGGGTGATGGTGGTCATGGATCAGGCCTCGTTGAAGGGTGCGGGGAACCAGGTGAGCTGCTCTGGCAGTTGATCACGCTCGATTGCTTCCAGAGGCTGGTCCTCTGCCCATGCCTCAATCAGGCCGGCATCACCATGCGCTCCGTAGAAATCGAATCCAGTGTGATTGATTGCATCAGGATCATTGTGTCGCTCAAAGAGCACCACGGTAAAAGCAGGGCCATCGGTTCCTGACTGGGTTGGATAGATGACTGGCGCATCCGGTTCTGACCGGAAAAAGTAAGTGTTCATGGCTTACATGAAGGAGTTGGAGTTGGCGTGAAGCGGGTAGTAGTCCTGTTCACTAATGCCCACGGGGACACCAGTGGTGACAGCAGGACCGGCGCCGAAGTTGATGGCGCCTGGCACGCCGACTGTGACGCCAGAGCTGCGGAGACCCAGCTCTCGCAGGTAGAGATCAAAGAGCGCGGCAACCTTCTGTTCCAGGTCCAAAACCCGCGCGTTAAGAGCTTGGTTGACCTCGCCAATCCTTCGGTAGATCGGGTTGATCACCGTGGTGAACTGATAATCAGTGAGCGGAGGATCAGCGATACCGAACCCGAATCCTCCCGGCGTTCCGATCGTGCGGCTGCCGACCGGCACCTCGCCCCAGCGGTAGATGCCGGATAGCTCCACCACGACACCACCGGCCTTGCTGTAGGCCCGCCCGTCGCCACGGTTCAGGTAGATCTCGCCCGGGATCAGCTCGCTTTCGCTAGGGCGAACACCGGCGTTGTCGGTCCCCTTATGGACGATGGGCTGCAGTGCTCCATTGATGGTGCGGGTATCGACGTAGCTCTTGACCGCAAACTGGGTGGGCACCGTGTTCCCGTCTGCGGCGCCGGTGGATGACAGCAAGCTGGTGTTGTTGCTGACCTCCTGGAGCTGCACACCGACCGTTGAGAACCCGCCGTTACGGCTGAACGGTCCGATGAAGTTGAGGCCGCTGAGGTTGAAGGTGCTGGTGTTGATCGTCACCGCACCTGTGGTGCCGTCCACCGAGAAGGCATCGCCGACCTTGAAATCCCCAAGCTCGTTGGTGTTGCTGCTGAACACCCGCCCGTTGTTGCTCTCGACCCGCTCGTTGGCCCGCACCGGGATGCCGCCGCGCCAGGGCAGGGCGTCGTAGTTGGTGCCGGCACCCACGTACTCGAAGGTGTGACCCGGAGCGCTGATCTGGCTGCGCAGGCGGAAGTCGATCACCTGCCCGGCGGCGATCGGGTTGCGCAGGCCCAGGTTCGTCGAGGAGAAAAAGTCGACCCGGTAGCCGGCCTGATTGCCAGCGCCATAGGCCACCGTGTTGCCGCTGGCATCGATCGGCGTCGAGCCGGTGATGACGTAGGCGCTGTTGGTTGGACAGATGAACGCCAGGCCCGACAGGGTGATGCTCTGCCCGGCCAGGGGAACGTAGTTGGCCGCGGTGAGCGTGGTGACCCCGGTGGTGTGGTCGTAGACCGCGCTTGTGATGTTGAACGTGCCGACGCCACTGACCGTGACGGTGCCGCCTCCGGCGTACTGATGCGGGAAGCCGGAGGTGGCCAGGGTGACGGTGAACTGCGCACCGGAGACTGAGCTGATCGTGCGGGCGTTCCCGCTGCTGCCAGCGGTGCCAGCGGTTGGGAAGTTGACCCGCGGGAACAGGAGCTGGCCAGGGTTGGGCCTCGAGACGGGCCCCAGGCGGTTGCCGCTCAGCGACACCACATCCACGGAGAAGGCGCCGCCTCTCGTGAAGCTGAGCGTCCCGCTGCCGGCGCTGGTCACGTCGACAGCACTGCCGTTCAGGGTGGTGCTGAGGCGGAATGCGCTGGTGGTGAGGCCAGCGCTGATCACGAAGTAGGTAACGCTGGTCGACAGGCCGCCAGGCACCGTGCCGCCATCCACCTTCAGGGTCAGCCGATCACCGGCAACGAAGCCGTGGTTCGCTGAGCTGAAGGTGTCGGTACTGGGGTCGACCGTCGCGATCTTGACGGATCCGACCGCCCCGTAGACCGCGGCCCGGGCCTGCCCGGTGTAGATCGCCTGCGGGGAAAACCCGTCGGCCATCAGGCCATAGGTGCCGAAGTCCGTGGTCCCGCCGGAGAGGTTTACCTGTCCGCCGGTCTCGGTGCGGACGTGGTAAGTGCAGAACGTCCCGAAGAAGGACACCAGCTGCGCGTAGCCGTCGTTCTTCACCAGGCAGCCGGGTCCGCCCAGGTTCACCTGGGTGTAGGAGTCGACCACCATCGAGCGGATGGGGCTGTTGGCAGCGCAGGCGTTGCCGTCGACCAGGATCCCGCCGCCGGTGTCACCCACCGAGACTGAGGGAGCCACGCCAGCGTCGTCCTCGGCGGCCAGCGAGGTGCAGTTCTGGATGTAGGGGCTGACCTGGATGTAGGCGCCCAGGGTCGTGGCACCGAGAGCGGTGTTGTTGGCCTGCTCGTCGAAGCTGATCGCCCAGCTCTGCTCGCCGTTGAGGGCATTGGCCTGGTGGCCGGCGAAGGTGAGGCCCCAGGCCATGAAGCCGGAGTCCACCTTGAAGAAGCCGTTCATCTCCTGCCCGGCGGCAGGCTTGATGTAGGTGCTGCGAAGGATGCCGTCACCCTTGATGCAGATGCCGCGCCGGATCCGCAGCGGCAAGAAGGTCTCGGTGTAGGTGCCAGGCGCCAGCTCGATCAGACAGGGCTTGCCGGGGTTGGCCGCCACGTAGGCATTGGCCTTCTGCACTGCTGCATGGATCGTCAGCAGCGGTTCGCCACGGCTGGTGCCGTTGTTGCTGTCGCTGGCCGCAGCGCTCTTGCTGACGTAGATCGTCGCCGCATTGCGAAACGCATCCAGCCGCGTTGTCAGGTCACCGATCGCGACATCCGTCTGCGATGTCAGTCGACGAACATTCCCAGCACTGTCAAGGACCGACAGGAACGGATCACCGGCGTTCCAGTTGATCGCAATCTCACCAATCGAGAGATCGGCAGGCTGCGGCAGCTTGCCCAGCACACCGCTGTTCTTGTGCGGGATCCTCAGTGGCATGGCCTATTCAGGCGAGTGAGCCCCTATGCAGGGCTGGCTTCAGATTAGCGACGACGCTCAGGCCTTGATCGTGACAATCATTCCGTGGGCCTCGTGCTCGTTGATGACGCTGACGGCTGGAGTTGTTCCAGGATTAAATGAGAACTGTCGGTAGAGGTAGAAGATTTCATGCAGGCCTGGATTCATCGATCGAGCCCACTGAGACCCCGCCGTGGTGTTGTTGGTCTGACATTCACCGTAAAAGGCGTCCGAAGGCGGACCAGATGTGGTGTCGATACCAGGCGCAACGTAAGCAATAACCGGATTGTCCGGTGGGTTATTGTAGATGTCGAGGAACGCTGTAACAAGAGTTTCGCTTGCCTGCACGAAGCTGATCTTGGGATTGGTCGGGAAAACTGAAGTGGGCGGCGTTGCCCATGGGCCCGGTTCTGACCCCACGGATGTTGGAGCATCCCAACTTGAACCATTGGCAAAGAAGTAAGTAGCGCGAGCGTCGTAGAGGTTAAAGAGGTTCGAGAGGTAGATTTTAGGGAAGTTGGCACTATTGGCACCGGAGATAGCGCCACCAAGGTCAATGGTGCTTGTTCCAGCTGTTGTCGTTCTGAGTACACCGACAAGCCTTCTGGCCGGGTTGCCGTTCTTCACGGGCACGCCATCTTGATTGCCGCGAGTCGGGGGAGTGTTGTTGCCAGGCCAGGCCACAAAGTCAACCTTCAGTAGCGGGTTAAGCGTTGTCCCACCATTGGCTAGATCGTTGTAGAGATAGACGTCGTAGTTGGTGTTAGCAGAACTCGCTGCGGCAAGACTGAAGGTCTGGACGCCGCTGAAACGCACCACCTGCCAGCGCAGCGACTGGGTGGAATAGAGCGCGATCTCGTTGCCGTTGAACGGATGGATGTAGAGATTCGTGGCGTTCAGTTGGTTGCCAGAGGGCACTGCACTGCTGGCAGACAGGCTCAGGCGCAGGTTCACCACGCTCTTGACGGCATCGCCGATGGCCTGGATCAGGGTGGCCGGGCTGATCATCCGATCAGCTCGCGCAAACTCCTGGGCCTCGAGCCCGGTGGCAAACTCGGCGATGCCCGACTGGGCTGTCGTGGCGGCAGGCAGTGCTGGCAGCACGCCTCCGTAGCCACCCTCCCAGGTGGGGCTGCCGGTGACCACCATCGGGCTGGGCAGGTTCAGCTGCGTGCCGACCGTCAGCGTGCCGACGTTCAGGGACTGGAAGCTGGTCGGGAAGTCGATCTGATCGATCGGCACGTCCCGATCACCGAGGTTCTCGAACGTGATCTCGTTGCCGGTGGCCAGATCCTGCAGGCCCTGGGGGGTGACGAGGAAGCCCTCCTCGTTGAAGCCGCTGCCGTAGACTCGACCGCCGTTCTTGTTGGTGAAGTAGTAGGTGAACTTATTGACCGGGCTGAGCTCCAGCTGGTACTCAGGCAGGGCCTTGGTGTAGTTGAGGAAGCCGCTCCACTCCCAGGCGTGGCCGAACAGGCGGATGTTGCTGGGCCGGCGGAACTCGATCGCCCAGTTGTTCCAACTGTTCGCTGCCCCCGAGGGCGAGGCGATGCCATCGAGGGCGCTGTTCGGGTTGCGCTCCCTGGAGGTCGACAGGCGGGGCAGCAGGATCGTGTGGGCGTTGGCGGCGCTGAAGCCGAGGCTCACCAGCAGGCTGTGGATGCCCTGGTAGTCGACAGCGGAGCGGTACTGGGCCTGAACCTTGGCATCCGTGGCCCAGACGGTCGTCAGGTTGTAGCCGCAGCTGATCGTGGCGTCCAGCGGGTCGGTGTCGTTGTCGAAGATCACCGCCGGCTGGGTGTTCTTCCAGAAGTCTTCCGGTCTAAAGCCCTCCTCCATGTGGGCATAGGCCTCCTCCCACTTGTTCTGGTCGAAGGCCGCATCGCTGTTCTGCTTTTTGCAGCTCCAGGTCTTGCTCTGGTAGCGGACGGCATCGCCGATGCGGTAGAAGGTGCCGCTGGCCCAGGTGTTGACCGCATTGGCCCTGCGGATCTCAACCGACGCCGCGCGGGTCACACCGGCGCCCTCGGGGGAGATGGAGGCGGCGGTGGCGACGACCAGCAGCTGCGTCTCCGGGATCGACCCAGTGATCCCGCCGGTGCCCGGGGTGGTCTGCAGCACGTAGTCCCGCACCGGCGTGCGCGTGCGGGCCTGCGTGTTGTTGCAGCGCAGGCTGTACTTGCGCTCATCGGCGGTGCGGCTGTCCTGCAGACGGCGCACGTAGACCCTCGAGCCGGCCAGCGACGGCCAGACCTGGCCGGTCTCAAGGCCCTGGCTGTTGAGGATCGGATCGCCGGGCTTGTCGCCGTTCTCGTTCTGGAAGGCCGCGCTGACCACCAGCCGATCAGGGTTGGCGGTGTTCCAGGGGGAGGAGGTCAGCAGGGCCCGGTAGTCGTCCCCGCGGGGGTTCTCTACCCACAGGTAGGAGCTGGGCACCAGGGAGTAGCCGTCGCGGTCCAGGATCTGCGGCTGGGTGGGGACATTGGTGCCCTGGGCCAATGGCGCGGTGAGCGTCAGGGTGGTGGCGTTGTTGGCCGTCGCCTCGTTGATGGTGCCGAGGTAGATCTTGCGGACGTTGTTGCGCTTCTCGCTCAGGTTGGTGGCGACACGGATCGTGCCGATGTTCCAGCTGCTGTCAGCGGCAAAGGCAGTGCTCTTGTAGCCCTCCGCCAGGGCCGCGCAGCCGCCGAAGTTCGAGTTGCTGTTGGTGATCGTCAGCTCACCGCCGCTCTGAACCCAGTGGTGTATGCCCTGGCCGATCGCGAAGACCGAGACCTCCTGCATGATGGCGTCGTTCACCGCCCGGATGTGGAACGACCGCCGATTCGGGTGCATCCGCACGTCGTCGGGATCCGTTCCGATGTAATCGGCGTAGTTGGCGAAGTAGTTGCCCCACTGCGGGCTCTGGTTGGCGATGTACTTCTGCCAGCAGCTCAGGTCACGCTGCAGGCTCACGCCGGTGAACTGGGCCAGCACGATCGAGCGGAAGCCGGTGGCCTTCGCACCATCGCCATAGACCCCGCACAGCCCGTAGTTGGAGCGGATCGAGCAGTTGAAGATGTAGGGAGACGCCGAGATCGTGGTGTCGGTGTTGATCGTCTGGTTGCCGGAGGCAGGTCGCGGCCCAACGATCTCGAACTCGGCGTTGCGGGTCACCGCCAGAGCCAGGTCCAGGCCGCCGGTGTTGTTGGCCCCGCCGAAGGCCTGGCGGATCTTGCCGTAGAACTCATCGAGCTCGGTCTGGCTGGCGAACTCGAAGCAGTGGAGCAGGTGGTGGGATGAGGTGCTCCCCACCTTGTCCATGAAGGTGAGCCCCCAGTAGTAGCCGGTGCCGGTCATCTTGAAGATGCTCCGGCGGTTGCTGGCATCGGCGGCCTCATCCGCCGACGCGGGCACACTCTCGGGGCGGATGATCGTCTTGCGCAGGTCGCTGGACATCGCCACGACACTGCAACCGCGGGGCAGGATGATGCCGCCGGTGGCCGCCGGGTTGAACGCCTGCAGCTCGGCGTCAGACGGCTCCTTGCCGTTCTCCCACTCGAGCACCAGGGCGGCGCCGTTGCCATTGAGCACCGTGGTGGCACCAGGCATCAGCACGATCGACACCAGATCGTTGTTACCGAGCGGGGCCTGGTAGTAGCTCTTGGCTGTGATGATGCCGGCCTCGATGATGGCCCGGTTCAGCGTCTTGAAGGGCCTCGAGGGGGTGTAGCCGCATTCGAGGCGCTGCAGCTCGATCCGTTCCGTTGCTGAGCCGCTGGTGCTGTAGCTGCCAGAGACGAAGGTATCGGAACCGGTGTAGAAGTTGACCCAGAGAACGTAGGGTGCTGACAGCGGGTCGTTGATGACGGCACCGGGGCCGATCTCGGCATTGCCGCCCAGCTGGCGAACTGCGTCGGTGAGCGCCGCGATCTGTCGACGAAAGATCGCCTGCGCGGCCTGGATGTGATCCAGTGCGCCGGGCTGCCCTGCACGGATGATCTTCGTCACAGCTCACACGACTCGATGCTGTCACGGTAGACAGCGCAATCTGTCCGTTAATTCGTTCCCATCTTCAACGCGATCTCTCCCACCGTGACGAAGTTGAGAGAACCGGCGATGATGTCCGTGGCACGGGTGTTGATCGCGATGGAGGTGACCAGCAGCTGCGACTGGTAGAAGAGATCACCGGGCAGCAGCTCACCGGCATCCACTTGGTCAGTGATCATCCAGAACTGGGCATCGGCCTTGCAGCCCTTCTCGCTCATCAGCAGCAGGCGCAACAGGGTGGTGGAGTCGCTCATGGGAGCTCCGGTCCGATCGATGCCTTGCTTCCGGGCGATCAAGAAATCAACCTGCCCCCCACCGGTGACGAGGCTCTTGACGGAATCACCGAACTTCTCGCCCACCGCCGTGGTATCGACCTCCTGGGCCGTGAGGTTGAGGCTCCAGTCGCTGAGCTGCCCCTGAACGTTCCAGATGCCCCGGTCCACCGGGGAGTCGACCTCACCGCGCGGCTGCACGTCGGCGTTGTCGTAGTCGTCAGTGCCGGCCGTTGGGGCCTGGTAGGCAGGGGCCGACTCACAGATCGAGGCCAGGGTCACTTCGTCCCGGATGTCGCTGAAGCGGTAGTCCCCCAGGTCGAGCTCACTGCTGCAGAGCGCCAGGGCGTTCTGGTAGTCGACCGATCCGACCGGCGCGAGGAGCAGGCTGCCGAAATCGACACGGAACAACGGGATGCGATCGGTCTTGGATCCCCGCAGCGCCGCGGCCTGAGATGTGTAGAAGCTCAGGCGGTCGAGCTGGTCTCGGTAGACGAAGAAGCTGCGGGTCTCGGCCAGGCCGACGTCCTCAGATCGGAGGTAGAAGGGGGCCTCATCATCCGCCAGGTAGAAGTCATCGTCGTCGCCGGCGATGTGGGCCCGATTGGCGCCCAGCAGCCAGTCAGAACCGGCGTACATGGCGTGGCCATCGGGGCAGCCCGGCTGGCCGGAGCCGGAATCGATCGGGAGGCCATCGGGGCAGGTGATCGTCACCTCATCCCCGCTCCAGTAGCCGGGGTTGCGGACGAGGATGGCGTTGGTGAGCAGGTGGACGGCAGAAGTCGGAACGACTACAGCATCCGGGGCCTCACGCCGCAGCCATAGCTTTCCGCGGTGCCCGAGGACGGCCATCAGAAGCCACCATCGAAGGGTCCGGTGACCTGAAAGCTGACACTGCAGGCCGTCACCTCGCCAACCCGCACGGGCGTGCCCACCCTGGTCGTCAGGGCCCGGAAGCTCAGCCCTCGGTTCGTGCTGGTGTTCAGGATCAGGCCGATCTGCTGCCCACCCCGGCTGTCGCTGAAGATGCTGTTCACCAGGTCGATGGTTCCCGGGTCGTCCTCGTCGTAGAGCACGGTGGTGCTGCCGGTGGCCCCGCGCATCCCCTCGGTGTACTCCCGGTCATTGCTGCCGAGCACAGAGCAGTCGAGGGCATCCCGATCCACCTCGATCGAGAACTCGCGGCACTTCGCGATGCGCACCCCCTGAAAGCGCATCTCGCCGTCTCTGCCGGTGAGGATCGACATTGGGCGGAGTGTGCAGCGTGCTCAGCTCATTCTGAGCTCGGCGCTCAGATTCACTCTCACAGAAGAGATCCCCGGCACCACCGATTCGACGACAGGCGGGTCGTTCTCCTTGAAATACCAGCGGACGCCCTGACTCTTGAGCTTGTCGACCAGGCGGACCCGAAGGCTGCCGGCGGTTCCCATGAACACCTCGGCAGGCAGGAGCACCTCGGACACGCCGCCTTTCGAGGCCTCGTGCGCATCGACGATCGCATCGGCGAGGTCGTCTCGGATGTTGTTGAAGCCCAGTTGCAGCTCACCGTCGCCGGCGGCGCTGCCCCAGAGCCGGGTGTTCTTGACCCCGGACTGGCTGCGGTTGCTTGTCACTGGCCAGCGCAGCGCGACGAAACGCCGAGAGCTGGGAACAAGGGCGGGGAATTGGAAGGCCATCACTGGATCACCCAGTTGGAGTCGTCATCGAAACCATCTGCGAGCACCAGGATCCCCG